AACGCGCCGAGAGCGTAAACCGCATGCGGATCTGGCAGCACGAACAGGTAGAACAGAAGGACCACGCCAACCTTCGGGAGCACCAACCCAGCGGCGAGGCCAATCCGACCGATCAACCAGGCCATTACCGCGTTGACTTCGTGCCCGATACCGCGTCGAATGATGTAGCACGTCGTCGCAGCATCAGCGATTTGCAGTACCGTGAAACCGATCAACGTTTCAGTTCCAGTCATGGCGCGCCCTTGCTGATCTGGGATCGTAGATAGGCGCACTCCAACGCGAGCGCCTCTTCGTAACGGATGCCATAGCGGTTGCCGGCGGCGCGGTATGGGACAACAACGACACCGTCATCGTCGCGGACCTCCGGCTGTTCTGGCCATTGGTCGTAGCACAGTAGGCCGTATGCGAACGCGTCCAGCCCCTCAGATTCGAACGCCGCCTTGACGTGTTGGGCCATCACCCCGAAGTGCCAGCGCGCACCATCGCCTTTGTGCTCCACGGCGTCGTTGAATTTGAATTGCAGGTATTCGACCTTGGCCCATGCGCGCAGCGCGGCGGCATCGATTGCTTGTACCTGCTGTTTCTCACGCTCGTCGGAGGTGTTGATGGTGGCGGAGCCGGCAAAAACAACGGAAATCCGGTTTGATGCACCGCCAAGCGCGACACTATTGTCGGTCATCGGATACAGCTGCCCCGCTCCCACCAATGCCCACCGGGCGGCATACGCACCTGAATTTGCCGTTTTCAAATACAAAATCCCGCTTTCGGCCCCGGCTCCGTTCCCATAGATCCCCATCGAAATTCCGGAGTAAGTAACCCGGCCGCCTCCGTTGTTATTCGCCTGCAGGTCGAATTTCGAGCCCTCGGCACCGCCGCCCGTGAAATCAGCTTTGTAGGAAAACAGCGGCGCCACGCTGCCGTTTTGGTAGAAAAGAGCGCCGCCGTAAACCAGCTGCGCTACGATGTTGGGGTTGATGTCGCCCGAGTCGGTGTAGGGCCCCGCCGCGACACCGTCGTTCTGCAGGACAATCGTTGTGCAATTCCTAAGCCCGACGATTTTTGCGGTACCGGATCCCGCATAGAGGTTGGATCGGGAGATAAGGCGCGACCCACCCCCTGCCGCAATATTGACGGCGAAATTCGCCCCCGGATTGATGGTGTTGTCTTCAATGGAAACAAGACTTCCACCCACGCCTGTACCGGTCTTGTACGTAGTCGTCTGAATGTCAATCGGCCCGATTGCCGCCGCCTCGAACTCGTTCTGCCCGATCGTCAGGTTGGCGATGCCAGCAGCGCGAATTTGGGTATTGCCACCATTGAAGTTATTGTCCCTGATCGTGTGGACATATCCGCCGTCGTCGATGATGCCGATCGGGCACAAGTTAATCTGGTTCTTCTCGATCGTGATGCGGTTGGTATATTGGACCGCCGCGCCAGGCGTGTGATCTTGGCCGTTGGTAAGCCAAATGCCGCCCGTCGAGGGCCCGACCAACTGGCAGTGCCGGATGGTGGAAATTTCGGTTTGATCGAAAATAATCGAGTACTTCCAGCCGTTGAAGATGACCTTGTAGACGTCAACGTAGCTACCGCCGATCTGGGCGAAGCCAGCGCCGGTGTTGGCGCCGTTCGTGCACTTGACGGTCAAGTTCGAGATCGTGACATTGGCTGAAGTCGAGGCATTAATCGCGCAGGTGCTTGTGATGCCGTCGCCGGCGACATTGAACGACAGGATCGTGTCTGGGCCGTCACCATCCAGGATGCGATTGTTGGGAATCGGAAGGCTGCTGTTGAAGTTATAGTTCCCAGGCGGAACCCATACCCGCTTTTGCGCCGCGAGTGCGCGCACGAACATTGGTTTCGCGTCAGCTTCGCCGGCAATGAAGTAGAGGTTCACATTGTGCAGCTCCGCACGCAATGCTGTTTGCAGGGTCGTTCCATTAACGCCGCCCTCCGCATGGACATACCCTACCCCTGACGAAGCCGTCGCTGCGGCGAGGTCGTTCCAGGTGATACCTTGGTAGACCCGCCAATTGGCTGCGTCGTCTGCAAACACGAGGCTCGACAAGTGCGGAACCACGCAGAAATACCAAGTTCCAGCGAAGCTGACGACATCCTTCGATTCGTATTGGGTACCAGCGGCCCAGGCCCCGCGTGGGTTGGCTAATTTGATGCTATCGACCGCACCGCGAACAGTCAGCTTTTGATTCCCCAGTCGATCGGTAGCCGTTGGCTGAATGGATGTCGCCACTTCAGCGATGTGGTCTAGATCTTTCTTGCCGTTATTTAAGTCGTTAATATTCAAAGCTGGCATGTGCATCCCTTTTTGGTTCGGGCAAAAAAAACGCCCTTGCGGGCGCACCAAGTGTGACTGTCGATCGTGTCCTATGAACCGATACCGCTAGCGATAAGCGCAGTCCTCAAACTGTTCGCTAAAGCAATCACCGTCGGAAGGTCAGTGGCAACGGGTGCCAAGGGCGACCCGATTGGTTCTACCGGGTCGTAGCCCAGCGCATCAGTAATCTGCAAAGACGTAAATCCGGTTAAAGCCCCACCGGCGCCAGCGAACGAAGTCGCGCTGAGCCGACCATTCGAAGGATTGAACGTCAGCCTCGAGCTCGACACGAAAACGTCGAGATTTCCTACCACCTGCTTAACCCATGGGATATACACCGTGGCATCGGTCACAGTGTCGTCATGTACTTCAGCCCGACCAGACATCCGGATCACGACACCGTCATACCCCTTCGAGTACAAGCGGAAATCCTTAAGGTTGGCAGCGAGCCCGCCTTGAACTAAATTGGCTGGCAGCGGCACCTTATCCTGCACAACGCTGTGCGGCACCTGTACCTGTTCGACCATGTCGATTTCCCTCAGTTGATGATCCCGGCCTTGGCCGGGATCGCAGCGTAGTCCTCCGCGTAGTAATCGGCCGAGTAGTTGATTGCCCGGATGGTTGCGTACTGCGGATCCGACAGGTCGATCTCCTGCACCAGGTACGCCTGCGCACCGCGTGCGCCGTCAGCCGCGAAGCTGAAGATCGTGCGGATGCCGTCCGGGCCATAGCTCGTCACGATCTGCTCGCTCGGCAGCGCCTGCAGCACCACCTGGTTCGGCTGCGCCCCGGGCAGGCAGGTAATGCTTTGCAGCGAGCCATCGCGCCGCATCAGCACGATGCTGTGCGGCTGGCCGGGCACGAATGCCACATCGCGGCTCAGGGTCAGCGTCATCCCGTCCTGCCCCACCACGTCGCCGTCGTACGACTTGAACCGCGTGTTGTCGACGACATCGATGCGCGCGTTCGGCAGCAGCGACCTGGCATCGCTCGTCGTAGTCGTTTGGATGGTGATGCGCTGGCCGAGCAGCTTGCCGTACTCGCGGTTCGCCCTGCGCCAGGCCTGCGTGAACGACCGGATCCCGGCAATCTCGAACTTCTTCGCCTTCGTGTGCGAGCCGTCCAGCGGCAGCGTGATGGTCTCCGACTGGGCGCTGTCGGGATCGGAATACACGAACTCGACCCCGTCATAGTCCGCATCCGACGCAAACGTGCGGGTGACCGTTTCCGAATCCGGCTTCTTGTTCCGGTGCGTGAACAGCGCCGTGCTGTTCTGCTGGGCGCGATCGAAGGCCAACCGGATCTTGCCGTTCTGCCGGTAGGCGATGCAGAAGCCCGCATTGGCGATCATGACCACCGTCTCCTCGAAGCTGGTGTTGTCCGAGTCGAACGTATAGTTGAACTGCCCACACTCAGGGTCCCATGCATCGAGCGCCTGCTGTACGGCCCAGATCTGCTGCATGTCCACCTCGGCCGCCAGGTCGCGGCGCCCTATCTTCGGATCGACCGATACTGCAGCGATGATGTGTGCCAGCTTGGACGTGGCTGCGATCGTGCCGGAAGCTAGCCGCCCGTCCTGATCGAAGGCGCCGGAGAACGTCACGCCGTCGTAGATCGGCAGCTTCCGTGACGCCAGGCAATTCAACTGGCGGGTCTTCACGGCTGTCGCCCGGGCCGTCGCCTGGGTAACGGTGTGGACCGTTGTCTTGTTACCGAAGTCCGCCTTTGTGACCGGCGAGACGCCGTACAGGTCGGTCCACTTGATCTCGTCGACCACGGTGCCCTTGAAGTCGAAATCAAACGCCGTCGTCCTGTACATGCGTACACGGGCCGGGCCCGCCCAGGCGGTCACGTGCTCAACCGTCTCCGCGCGCTCATCCTGGACCGCTCCGGACAGCGAGCTGCTGACAGTTTCCACAATGCCGGTCGGCGCCATGTCGGCGCCCAGCTTCTCGATCTCGATCGTGAAGCTCACGGAAGCAGTGGACTTGCCGTTATCGTCCTTGTACATGCCATTCTGCGCGACCACATTGCACCAGACCTCGGTCCGATCCAGCGCCGGCAACGTGACCCAGTCCGTTACGTTGGTCGCCCCAACAACGGTGATCGTGCAGGTCAGTTGCTTTGCGACCGCCCAGGTCGATGTTGTCAGCACGATCTCGCCGTCGTCCACCGACG